GCCATCGTGTTTCAAATTCAATCAAGGTTTCGGGTTCAACAACTTCTTTAATATCAAATTTTGGTGCTGCCTCTGTACCTGCTAATTGACCTGCCACTAAGTTCTTTTCAATTAACTTCTGCAATGCTTTGTTTACATCAAAATCCAAATCCTTTTTAGCTCTGTTAATGTCCAACTTTTTCAAATTTTTATCTAAGATATATTTTAAAAGTGCATCTTCATCACTTGCAAATTCAAACTTGTCTGCACTTAATCCTATCATTGCAAATTTACTTAAAATAATTGAATCCATGTTAGCATCTAAGGATTTTTTTGATAATTGAGTTGCTTGTGGTTGTGTAAGGTTTAAACCTATGTTTAATTCATCCTCAATAATCTTTCTTAATTCCTCTTTACTTAGTACCGCCATTAACATTGACTCTGTTATTTCTAATCCTAATCCCTTTAATGGTTCAATTCTAAGTGCAGGTGGTATGCCACTACTTTTTAAAATCCAATTTAACTCTCTTTCGATTAATTGTTGATTAGGTTCAATGTAGTTAATGTTTAACATTCTCCATGCTAAATCTAATTCAGAACGCCCACCTAATTGACCCTCAGTTTTAATCCCAAACAACATACCATTAACAACTTCATGCCCTCTGATTATTCTGTCTTGTACATCTTGTTTTAAAGACTCAAATTGTTTATCTAAATCCGTAGGTTTAATACTTTCAATCTTAGGTGCTTCTGTATTAAGGTCAGCAAACTGAATCATTATTTGTCCTGCATTGTCTGTATTGCAAAACTTATCATAAAACTTTCTTTCTATTTCGTCTTGTTCGGCAGGACTTGGCACACCACCCATAAGGGTAATCATTGCACCTGCACTAAATCCTGTCTTTACATTCACTAAGTGAAAGTTTGAAACCTCAATATCTGTTTCAATATCAACTATACTTGCATGATATTCGGGTAAAGGATAACCTCTAAACTCAGGTCTTGTATCATAAAAGTAAACTAATTGCACACCCTCTTTTTTATTAGGGTCGTATAAAGGAATTATCTTAACATCTTTTGGAAGTGTATTATAACGACTTTTAAAGTTCTTCTTTGTTGATTGGTTTTTAGTCCATTCTTTACTTACATACCCTACTTTGCCACAAACACTTAATCTTACTTGTTCGTATGGTTGATGAAAAATTGATGTAAGTTGACCTCCTACAAATAATACCTTGTAAAAGTTACCGCCAAATATCTTTCTATCTTTTAGTATTTTATTCGTTAATTCGTTTAAGTCATCATAAGGGTTCGGATTATTAATTAGTCTTGAGAGTTGTCCACTTTCAAAACCATCCTTAATCTTCCATCCTTGCCCTAAAATAAACCTAACTTTTCCATTTACAATAGCGTGATGTAAACCACATCTATTATATAAGTAAGTTAAATAATCAGGGTACTCATTATTTGTACCATTGATTATAAATTGTTCGCCATTGTTCTCAATAAACTCAGGAGTTTTGTGTTCGTACATTGGTACTGAACTGAACGCATATTTACGCTCCAAAGACTTTTCTTGTTGTTGTTCCATTTGTAAAAATTATTCTATCTGTTAAAATTTTATCGTATCTCATTATTCCTGTTTCTACTATTTCATTAGACAATGTATAGTCTAAATTAGTAGTTGATACCTGAGCATAGATGTAATATTCGTATTCATCTCCCAAACTTAATTTAAGTTGACCTAATAATGGGTTTGGGGTTGTTGTTTGCGTAGTTATGGTAAACTTGTTGTATCTTGTTTTATAGGTGCTTGTATCCGATTGGATACATACATATTCCACGTTGGTCTGCTTGTTAACAAACCTAAATAAATAAGTAGGTGCATTAATCGTTGTCTTTTCAGTTAACGTAAGCACTACTATATTGGCGGTATTTTCTTGTAATAATATCATAAGTTTAAAAAAAGGGGAGTCAATCGCTCAACTCCCCCTCCCATTTATAATGAAAACAACACTTTATGCTATCAATGCAGCAATAGCTGATGACTCTATTTTAAGGACATCAAGTTTTTCCTCACCTGTCAAAGTGATTACATAACCACTCATGTCAGCCGCAGCCGTACCCGTAGCGTATCCACCCTCTGCTATTTGTAACCCTCTTGAAGTTCCGAATAACCAATACTCACCATTCTCATCCAAAACAATAGCAGCAACTGTTTGAGCAGCTAAAGCCATCATTTCGTTTCTTTTGGTAATATCGTACTTTGGTAAATTCATTGTGATGTTCTGAGCGTAGAAACGACCTCCTACTGCTCTATCGCCACTTGGCACTGATGTTGCTGAACCTCCACCCATAGGTACTTCATAAGCGTAAAACTTTTTGCCACCCACCATAGTGATGGTTGCAATGCCTGATGAAACCGCAGGTGTTCCAATTCCGCTTAACTCTGCTAAGTAGATTTTGGATATACCGCCCTTACTTGAGCGGCAATCCAAACTAAATCCTGTGCTTAATATACAACTCATATAGTTATAAAATTAAAGGTTAAACTAATTTAAAGGTAACTAACTCGTCTCCGAAACGTATTTGAGTTCCTAATTTAGCAATTAATCTTGCTATGATTGTATTGTCTTTTCTCTCATAGAATACATCTAAACTTTCATACTCATTAGGTGCATCTGTTCCGATAACGTAGTTAGATTTTCTAGTTAAGTGAATTCTGTTAGTTCCTGTCAAGCCATGTAAAGCAGTAACTCTTAATCCAAATGATGGTATAATTATTGAACCTGTCGCATAAGGACTAGCTTCTTCAGTTGCACCATAGTGGAAATTGTTTAGAGTGAAGTACGCTTGTAATAATTTTCTGAAAGTATCCCATCCACAAACGAACTCCAAATCAGTTTGACCTGCTAAAGCGTTTGGAATTAAATTAACCATTCCGTTAAATATTCCGATTACGTTACCTGTGGTAATACCTGTACCTGTTGAGATTGAAGTAGGGTTACCATTGATTGGACTTGCAGCGTCTATGATTTGATTGAAACCAATTACACCACTTGCACCACCTGTAACACCTTGCCACAATAATACCTCAACTGCTGCTGCTACCTTTGCAGTATAGTACTCAGCGAACGCAGCCTCAATCGGCATGTTTTCGTAAGTAGAACCTTGTGGTAAAAATTGTTGAGTGTAGAAAGTTTCTAAATCAGAAGGACAGAATGTTTTTTGGTCGTAGAAAGGATATACTTGAATTTCTTTTTTGTCGAAAATCACATCACCTGATGAAGTTAATCCACAACCCTCTTTTGCTCTAAGAGTAACATCTACATCCATGTAGTTTATTTGCTCTTTGAATTTAATACCTGATTGAACTTGTCCGCTCAAGTATTGTGAAGTCGCATTACTGAAGACCGCCTTAGTGAATAACTCAAGATTTGTTTGGTCAACGTAAGCAGTTAAGTTATCGGTATCGAAACCGAATTTTAATTTTAAATTTGCCATTTGTTTATTTATTTTATTTTTGTTTGTTCGTATTTGAATTGTGAAGTTAATCCATCTAAGTAAGACTTAGGTTTAGATTGAGTATTAAATTGATGTTGAGTAGGTTCAGCAACTAAGGTCTTAACTAACTCTAAAACATCCTCAGTTAATTTGTTAGACTCTTTTATTTGTGCTGAGAATTTCTCTTCTACTTTGTTTATTGATTTCTCAAAGTTAGACTTCAATTCAGCATTTTCAGTTTCCAATTTAGTAACCATTTCTGTCAACTTTTGGATTGCCATTTCTTGTTCTGTCATTGGTTTTGCAACCGCAACAACTTGACCACCCTCAATGCTAATCACAGTTCCATCTTCAAAGGTATGTTCACCATCGGGTGCAGCAGTTCCATCTTCTAATAGTACGATTGTACCCTCAGCAAGTTCGCCCTCATACATTACTTTTGTGCCATCAGTTAAGGTAGCCTCAGCCATTTTAACTTCTTCTTCTTTTTTCTCTTCGACTTTTACATCTTCTGAGAATAGAGATTTTGCTTTTGCTACTAACTCATCGAGTTTTGATGTAGCTACTTTTTTATCTGTCATATTTATTATTGTTTGAAATTCTTTTAAAAATGTTTGTTCACTAAACTCTTCTTTAGTCGCAAAGTTGCCCTCAATACTAAAGCCTTTAACGATGCCTGTCTTTACATAATCGTTCCACACTTGCTCATTGTTTACTTTAACAAATGCGAATAAGCTACCATTGGGCAACTCTTCAAAACCTATCGGTGTATTAACTCCTAATTCAGTATTGATTATAAAGAATTGTTGGATATGCATATCTGCCAACTCTTTCTTTGCATCGTGTTCAAAGTTGAATGCAGTTAGTTTATTGTTCAGTACCATTCTATCAACTAATTCCTCAATAGTTTCACTACTGAATTTAACAAAAAACTCCTTACCATTCATATTACGATACATTGGAAAGTCAGCAACCATTAAAGCACCTGCTAATATTCTTTTATCTTCGTTATGTGTTTTGAACTCGTAAGACTTATGCTCTTTAAAAGCCATCCAATTACGTTGAATTGCAGGGTTTTCTACCAATGCAGTGGCATCCACGCCCTGCTCTAAATCTTCTAAGGTTAATTCGATTATTGGTAAGTCCATCTACTACATAAAACAATCTTAATTTTTTATTATTGTTTTTTAGATTATTGTACTATATTTGTAATGTTTTTAAGATTGTTTTTCATAAGTAAAAGTGCCTCTCATTTGGGAGGCATTTTTATTGTATCGTAGCTTGGCTAAATATTCCGTCTACTTTTCTAGTCACTGACCTTATATCTGTCTCTGTTACAAAAACCTTAGT